ACACGTCGAACTAAAAACGTATGAACTCCTCGTCAAAGAGGATTCAGATAAAGAGGATTCGCCCACCTGATACGGGCAGGCTATGAGATTCGCCCACTCGGACGGGCAGGAGGCAACCAATGCGCAGATTCACTCTATTCCCCCTCTTTGATATCCAGTTCTTCGGCGAGGGAGCCGGGGGCGCTGGTGGTGGCACCGGAGCAGGGGGAGACGGTGCAGGAGCAGCACCAACCGGGCAGACAGCAGCGGCACCCGCCCAGCCGCAGCAGCAGGGCGTAAAAGGGAATCCCCTTGCCGGTGTACAGTACGGCAAGCAGGACGACGCTCCCGCCGCCGGGGAGCCATCAACGGACCAGCGCACGGCGCAGTTCGAAGCGCTTATCAAGGGAGAATACAAAGACCTCTACGACGCGAGAGTGCAGGAGACCATTCAAAAGCGCCTGAAGGGGAACGAGGCGACCGTACAGAAGTACAACGCCCTCGCCCCGGTGCTTGACCTGCTTGCAGGCAAGTACGGCGTCAAGGCCGACGATATCGACGCTCTCAGCAAGGCGATTGAGGACGATGAAACCTTCTACGAGGACGAAGCGCTTGAAAAGGGCCTTACTGTGCAGCAGGTCAAAGAGATTCGGAAGATGCAGCGCGAGAACGCGGCGCTCAAAGCGCAGATGGACGCGCAGAAGAATCAGGAAGCTGCCAATGCTCTATATGCCGCATGGATGCAGCAGGCAGAGCAGGTCAAAGGGATTTATCCCGGATTCGACCTTGCGACTGAGCTTCAGAGCGAACAGTTCCGCACGCTTCTCCGCTCTAACGTACCTGTACAGACCGCCTATGAAGTCGTCCACAAGGACGAGATTATCCCGGCGGCTATGCACTTCACCGCGCAGAAGATTCAGGAGAAGACCCTGAACAATGTGCGGGCAGGCATGACCAGACCGCAGGAGGGCGCAATGGCAGGCCAAGGCGCGGTGCAGATCAAGAGTGATGTGTCACAACTCACCAAGGCAGATCGGGAAGAAATTGCCCGACGCGTTGCGCGAGGAGAGAAGATCAGGTTTTAATCCTGCTGTAGTCTCCTTGCGCTGATTACAGAAAAGGAGATTACAATGAAGAAAGTGCTTACCCTTGCCCGCAATCTCATTCAGTATTTTGCGGTGCAGACCACGCTTCTTGATACGCTGGGGAATGACCTTTCCCCGGAAATGAAGACCTTCTACGACATGACTCTTCTGGACTATGCGCAGGCCGCGCTTGTCCACGATCAGTTCGGTCAGAAGCGTCCCATTCCGAAAAACGGCGGCAAGAAGATTGAATTCCGCGCGTTTACCCCGCTCGGCAAGGCGCTTGTCGCCCTGACCGAAGGCGTCACCCCGGATGGCAACATCCTCGACGTGACCAAGATCGAAGCCGAAGTCGCTCAGTACGGTGATTTCATCGTCCAGTCCGATATCCTCGAACTGACCGCGATTGACAACACCATCCTTGAGGCGACGAAGCTTCTCGGTCGTCAGGCCGGTCTTACCCTTGATACCATCACCCGTAACGTGCTGGTATCCGGCACGAACGTCATGTACGCGCCGAAGGTGAGCGGCGACACCGAGACCCCCGTCACTTCCCGCGCCGCTCTCGACACTACCGCCGCTCTGACGGTTGACCTCGTGGAGCAGGTTGTCGCGGAACTCCGGGCGCAGAACGCGCCGACCATCAACGGCGACTATGTCGCGATCATCCATCCGTATGTTGCGTATGACCTCATGCGCGACCCCGATTGGCGTGACCCGCACAAGTACGTCGATACCACCAACCTGTACGAGGGCGAGATCGGCAAGATTGCCGGTGTGCGTTTCGTGCAGACCACCGAAGCCAAGATTTTCGCTGGCGCTGATCTTGCTTCCGATTCCCGCACGCTCACGCTGAGCGCGAACATCTCCGGCGCTGTGACTTCCATTAGCTTCAGCGGCGGCACTGTCGCGGCAAATGCGCTCGTCGGACGGAAGATCATGATCAACGGCGTCGTGGCGCAGGTCACCGCCAACACCAACAACTCTATCACTGTCGCAAGCACCAACTTCGGCAGCGGTACGAGCGGCACCACGAAGATCTATCCGGGCGAGGGCGGCGCGAACGGTCTTGCCGTGTTCGCTTCCCTGTTCATCGGCGACGGTGCTTACGGTGTGACCGAGGTTTCCGGCGGCGGTCTTCAGACCATCGTCAAGCAGAAAGGCTCTGCCGGTACTGCTGACCCGCTGGATCAGCGTTCCTCTGTGGGCTGGAAAGCTCTCAAGACCGCTGAAATCCTCCTGCCGACGTACCTGATTCGCGTAGAAAGCTGCTCCCCGCGCTTCTCCGCGAACGCGAAGGCCAACTAACCAAACCGGGAGAGGGGCACTCCCCCTCTCCCCTTTTGAATAATCAGGAGGTATTTACCAATGGCAGAAGAAGTCAAGACCCCGACCGGTGAAGAGCTTGTCACCATCAAACTCCCGCTTACCCGCGAGAGCCAGAATGACGTGTTTGTCCGTGTCAACCACAGAACGTGGCTGATTAAGCGCGGCGAGTACGTTTCTGTTCCGAAATGCGTCGTGGAAGTGCTGGAAAACTCCGAGAGAGCAATCCTTGAGAGCATCGAATTCCAGCAGAAGGCGCAGGAAAAGAGCAGGAAGAAAGCTATCTGACGCGAACAGGGAGCGCTTTATGCACTCCCTTTTCGCCATCATACGGAGGATGAAGCAATGACCATTCAGCAGGCAATTAACGAAGTCGATAACCTGAAGCCGAACGCTTTCGGCGTCAAGGATAAAATAACGTGGCTGTCCCGGCTGGAAGCCCGCATTGTTGAAGAGATCATCAGCACGCACGAGTACAACGAGGGCGAGGAAGAAGTCACCTTCAACGGCTACGGACCCGGCGACGAGGACACAGAACTCCTTGCAGGACAGCCGCATGACGAGATATACGTGCGCTGGCTGGAAGCGCAGATAGACTATAACAACATGGAACTGGACGCTTTCAACAACTCCAATGCCGTGTTTGAATCTGTCTATTCCTCCTTCCGCAACGCATACAACCGGAGCCACAAACCGAAGGGCTTCCGAAACTACTATTACTGAGGTGCGCCATGTACTACCCGAAACTGCAAAACAGAAGCGCCGCCCGGACGATCATCAATGCGTTTGCGGGCTATAACCATAACCTGCAAATCGGCGACGGGGAATTCTACGACACGAAGAATCTGACGACGCAGTATTACCCGCTCTTTGCCAACCGAAAGAAGCGCGGGAGGCTGTCGAACACGTTCACGAAGTTGCAGGCGATTATTGCCAAAGACGCGCTGTATTGGGTAGACAACGGCACGCTCTACGCAAACGGATACGCGACCGGGCTAACAGGCTTGCAGACCCTGAAGGAGACGCAGCTTGTCAGCATGGGCGCGTATATTTGTGTCTTCCCGGATAAGAAGTACATCAACACGCAGAAGCTCTCCGACTACGGCGACATGGGCGCGTCGTGGAGCTATCAGGGGGCTGTCACGTATACGATGTGCCATCAGGACGGCACGTATTATACCAGCGTCGTCAAGCAGGCCACGGCCCCGACGAACCCGAACAACGGGGATATCTGGATTGACACCAGCGACGGCGACACGGTAAAGGAATACTCCGTCTACCAAGAGACGTGGGTAGTCGTGGAGACCGTGTACACGCGGCTGGACTTCCTCACAATGGGGCAGGTAGCGACCGCGTTCAAGGAATATGACGGCGTGAACATCTCCGGCGCGTACTACGACGACCTGAACGGCAGCAAGATCGTGTATGCCGTCGGCGGCGACCCTGTTACCAGCTATGACTACATCGTGCTGATCGGCATTCAGGACACGCAGTTCATTCAGACGAACGCGAACATCTCCATCAGCAGGGATGTGCCCGACATGGATTTTGTCTGCGAGGCGCAAAACCGGCTGTGGGGCTGCTTCTACGGCAACGACGGCACGCAGAATATCAACGAGGTCTATTGCTGTGCGCTGGGCGACTTCCGAAATTGGGAGCAGTATTTAGGCGTCTCAACGGATAGCTGGCGTGCGTCGCGCGGCTCTGACGGGCCGTGGACGGGCTGTATCAACTACCTCGGCACTCCGACTTTCTTCAAAGAGAACGTGATCCACCCGATCAGTGTTTCTTCTGTTGGAGCGCACCAGATCGGAGACATCCCGGCGCGGGGCGTGCAGAAAGGAAGCCACAAGAGCCTTGCCATCGTCAACGAGACGCTCTACTACAAGAGCAGAACCGGCGTCGTGGCGTATCAGGGCGGTATGCCTGCCGACGTGTCGCAGGCGCTCGGAGAAGAGAAGTATTACAAAGCTGTCGCGGGCGTGTTCGGGCAGCGGTATTACATCTCCATGCAGGACGCTTACAATGCGTGGCACTTCTTCTGCTTCGACGCAGGGAAAGGGCTGTGGATGCACGAGGACGAGCTACACGTCGAGTGCTTTGCGCAGGTAGGTGACGAACTGTATGCGCTTGTAAACAACGGCATCACGGCGATTAACGGCACAGACGGCGTATTGGAAGGAAGCTTTGAGTGGAGCGCGACCACCGGCATTATGCACTACGTCCAGACCGTCAAGGGCTACGGGGCACAGCCGGTACGCTACACGAGCCGGTATCAGATACAGTTAAACATGAGCCGCGAGAGCGAAATGAAGATGTACATCGAGTACGATTCTTCCGGGCTGTGGAACTACGCGGGAGACGTTCACCTTCCGACCACAGGCACCGTGACAATTCCGCTCCGGCCCCGGCGCTGTGACCACCTGCGTCTGATGTTTGTCGGCAGGGGCGAAGTGCGCATCTACTCTATCGCGCGGATTCTGGAACGAGGGAGTGATCGGTAATGGCATTCACCGAGAAGCCGCCGATTCTCACCGGCGACCAGAAAACGGACATGGGGAACATCCGCGACTACCTGTTCCGAATGGCACAAAGCCTGAACGACGTGGTAGCTGCGGACACCACCACCGAGACCGGCATATCCATCTCCTACCGACCGGACGGGCAGCAGGTATTGAAACCCGGCGGCGGGGGCGACGCAAGCAGCGCGGACATTGAGAAAGTGCGGAAGAACGCGCAGGAACTGAAGTCTCTGATTATCAAGAGCGCGAGAGACCTGCAAGAGCAGATCGACAACATCGAGAACAGTACCTTCTATATCAAATATGCGGACGACTTCGCCGGGGACTACCCCGCGACGATGTACAACACCCCGACAGCGGACACGTATTACATGGGCGTGTGTTCTTCCACGGCAACCACAGCGCCGACAGACCCGACGGTCTACTCATGGAGCCGCATCAAGGGCGACGGCGGCACCGGCCTGAACAGCGCGACGGTCTTCCTGTACCGGCGTGCGAACAATCCACCGAACCGACCGCGCGTAGACCTGACCTATACTTTCGCCTCCGGGCGGCTGGATTTGGGACCGGCAAGCGTGAGCGGGCACAAGCTGGTTGACGCTGACGTGACCGTAACCGGGCACAAGGTAACACTGAACAGCGGCGAGGTAGAAGACCATATCGCCTCTGTCACCGGCTGGACGCAGGAGATACCGGATTCTGACGGGCGTCCATGCTGGGTAATCACCGCGACGGCGATTGCCACCACCGCAACGGACGTTATCGCCTCTACGGAGTGGAGCGAAGTCAAGAAGCTTGTGGAGGACGGCGAACGCGGGCATGACGGCCTGAACGGGCAGGACGGCGCGAACGGGCAGGACGGACGCGACGGGCAGGACGGTGCACCGGGGCAGGACGGCACAGACGGCTATAACAACATCATCGTCATGCTGTATAAGCGCAGCGCGACGGCACCGACGATAGACTTCCAGACGGACGTAACCTATACCTTCAGCACCAAGACGCTTTCCAACATTCCGTCAGGCTGGACGCGGACACCGCCCGCGACCGGCACAGACCCGCTCTACGTGACAGCGGCAACGGCTATGAGCCGGACGGACACTGACACGATCAGCTATAACGAGTGGTCTACCCCGACGATGGTAGCGGAGAACGGCGAACAGGGCACACCGGGCACACCGGGCGCGGACGGACGGACGCCTTACCTGCATATCAAATACTCCAACGACGGCGGCGAGACCTTCACGGACAACTACGGCGAAGACCTCGGTACATGGATAGGCATGTACACCGACTATACCGAGCAGGACAGCCGCGACCCGTCAGACTACGCATGGAAGCGCTTTGCCGACGACACCGAGCTTCAGGCCATGATTGAATCTGGCGACGCGGCAGTTATGCGCTACGTAGACAGCAAGACGGAAGTCTACAACGAACTGTACGTCGCGCAATCGGACTTCGGCACCTTCCAAGAGAACGTCACGAACATGATCGAGACGACGGCACGCGGCGTCGTGGAAAGCTACGACTACGGCAGCAGCATCGAGAGCGTACAGGACAGTATCGG